GAATGATATACATTCCAGAGATTGGCCAAACAGAAGATGGCACTTATTCGCTAAGGAGCGTAAAATGAACGAAAATATGGAAAACGGTGCACCAGCACCATTCGAAGGTAAGCTAGATATTAGCCATGTTGTTTCAGTAATTATGGACCATATTGGTGGAATTGTAAGAATTCCAGCAGACAAGTTTACTTCATCTATGACAGTAGATAGAAGACTAGTAATCGAATATGATCCAGACCACCAGGACTTCATCTTGTCAGTTGAACAAGGTCTAATTGGTCAGGAGACAGAAGTTGAGTAATCTAGTTACTGATTATGGTCTTGATGCCTTTGCAGCAACTCTTCATGAAACTGCAATCGATAAGGGTTTTTGGGACGGAGAAGTCACATATGACAAGCTTGGAAACAAGTTAGCCCTAGTTCATTCTGAGGTTACAGAGGTGCTAGAAGCACTACGTAAGTCTAAGGGCAGCGAGGAAGTAGTAGAAGAGATTTCAGATGTTATCATTCGCTTGCTTGATGTATACGCAGCAATGAGAAACGCTGGGATTGTAGATCATTCTTTAGATGAGGTTCTTCATAAGAAGATTGATAAGAACCTACTAAGACCAAAGCTACACGGAAACCTTTTCTAAATGACATTGGGCGGTTACTTCCTATACGGTAGCGAGGGAGAACTACTGCTAGTTATTAAGAGCAATAATGAAGATCTCTTACTAACTATTATTAAAAAGCTACAAGCTTCAAGAGATAAAGATATTAAAAAACTAGGATCAGAATTAGAGGAAAACTTTCATGACAGAGATATCAGAAATTCTAGCAAAGCTAGACCCCAAAACAAGACAAAGAGTTCAAGCCGCAGTAGAGGTGGAAACACTAAAGCAAAAGACGCCAAGCATAGGTCTAAACCTAGCACTTAAGGGCGGCTTTGGGCATGGCAGACAGATACTCGTATGGGGAAACAAGTCTGCAGGAAAGTCTTCATTCTGCTTACAGATGATTGCAGAAGCACAAAAAGAAGGTAAGACTTGTGCTTGGATTGATGCAGAGCATTCATACTCACAAGAATGGGCAGAAAAGCTTGGTGTTAATTCAGATGAGCTAATCTACTCGCCAGCAAAAACAATTAATGATATGGTTGATGTTGCACAGCAACTTATGGAAGCAGATGTAGATATTATTGTTGTAGACTCAATTTCAGCTCTACTACCAGCAATCTACTTTGAAAAAGATAGTACTGACTTGAAGAAGCTAGAAGACACAAAGCAAATTGGTGCTGAAGCAAAAGATATGACTCACGCAGTTAAGATGCTTAACTATGCTAACAAGAATACTCTCCTAGTACTAATCTCTCAGCAGCGTAATCAGTTTGGATCTATGCATGCTAGCCATATTCCAACAGGGGGAATGGCAGTAAAGTTCTTCTCATCAACCGTAGTTAAGCTTTGGTCATCAGAGGCAGAAGCAAATGCTATTAAGGCAGGAATTACTGTAGGAGATAAGATCATTGAGCAGAGAGTTGGAAGACCTGTTAACTGGATTATTGATTACAATAAGCTTGGGCCACCAAATCTATCTGGTCAATACGACTTCTACTATCAAGGAGATCACGTAGGTATTGATGAGGTTGGTGAAGTTCTAGACGTTGCCGAACAACATGGAGCCATTGAAAAAGGCGGAGCATGGTATACTATAGGTGAAGAAAGATTTCAGGGTAGAGCAAAAACTGTTCAATATCTTAGAGAAAACCCTGACGTAGTAGAAAGCCTAAAGGCAAAAATATATGGGCAAGATTGAAGATCTAATAGGCAAGAAGCCTAAGCCAACAGTCGTATCTGAAGATAAAATTGAAATGGGTGGTGCATTTAGTTGCCAGACATGCAATAAGGTTGTGTCTGAAGCAGAATACAACAGGTCAGAATACTTTATCTTTTGGGTTTGTCCAGATGGACACACATCGAGAGTTAACTTAGCATAATGTCAGAGCGTGGTGAAGTAAAGCGTGATGGCGCCAAGGCACAGAAAAATAGTGGTCGTGGTGACTATCAAAAGGGCGATGCACAATGGAAGCAGTTCCTTGTAGATTATAAGGAAGCTTCAGCGTCTTTTACATTAAATAAGCCAGTATGGTCAAAGATATGCACAGATACATTCAGAGTTAATAGAGATATGTATCCAGCGCTCAAGATCATACTTGGAACTGATGCTAAGGTAAGACTTGGAATTATTGAGTGGGCAATTTTAGAAGAACTAATTACATTTTGGGAGGATAATCATGGGCTCGAATAAGCATCCTATGAACAAAACAGTCATTAAGAATGGCAGAATCGTAAGACTTCGCAAGGATGGGTCAGTTCAATCTGAGCTTGGCCCATACTTAACAGTACATAAGAAGAACTTGGAAAAGAAGAAGTGACAACATTTCTTTTAGGACTATTAATTGGATTTGCTACAGGCTATCCATTTGGATTATTTATAGATAGATTGGATAAACGTGTCAGACAGAAGCGTACTTGAGTTAGTAAGTGATGTAACAGAATTTAACGACCTTCATGAATTAATGCAGGACGAGCAACTTGATAGAGCTCTAGGTATTATTGTTAAATTAATTATGAATCCTGATATACCATCAGCAAAGGCACCCATGCTCATCATTGAGCTGCAGGCTATTAGCGCAAAGTTATCAGTATTAGCAGCATACTATACTACAATTGCTAGAGATAAGTCTGGCACATTAAACTATCAAAAGAAGAACATCTACTATTCCACTAAAGAAGCAATTGACAGATTAGTGGACGCACTAAAGTATGCTGCGAGAAACTAAATGGGTAGAGATCTAGTAACAAACTTAAAATTTAAAAAGACAATGGGTCAGTTTGATCCTATTGAGTTTGGTCGCATGATTAATGAGGCATACACTGCCAACAGAAATCTAGATAGATACGCAAAGAAGCATACTTTTTCTCCAAGTACCGTAGGTTATGGTCATGGTATGTGTCCAAGATATTGGTTTATAGCCTTTAACGGATGCGACTTTGAGGATAACTTTGATGCTATTGCAATTGCTAACATGGAAAATGGTAAGCAAGCTCACGAAAGAATTCAAACACTCCTAGAGGGTGCAGGTCTAGCTAAAGAGTTAGAAAGAGAAATTCTATGTGAGGATCCACCAATCAGAGGCTTTGCCGATATGATTGTAGATTGGTATGGCACAGAGATTATTGGAGAGTTAAAGACAGTTCGTGATGAAGTTTTTGCGGCTAGACAAACTAGCATGGCACCTACTACATCGCACTTAATTCAGCTATTGCTATACATGTGGGTACAGAAGCTTGATGAAGGATTCCTTATGTATGAAAATAAGAATACTAACGAGATTCTTATTATGCCAATCAACATGAACGCAAGACACAGAGCCTTGATAGAAAAAACTATTGACTGGATGAGAGTAGTATATAAGAATTACCAAGATGGACATCTTCCAGAAAGACCATTTACAAAGAGCACTTCCACTTGTAAGTACTGTCCAGTAAGAAAAGAATGCTGGTCTGGAGAACATGGAGATTTAGTTATAGAGAAATTGGACCTTCCAAAATGATATGCGCTAGACTAGAATGCTCAGCAACTTTTGAGCCTAAGACACACAACCAAAAGTATTGCTCTGATGAGTGCTGCCGAATTGCAACTAATAAAAGAATCATGGAAAAATACTATGAGAAGAAAGCTATTAGAAGTGGTGCGGTAAGGCTATGTAAGAATAAGGGTTGCGGAAAGCAACTTAGCAGATACAATTATGAGTCTATATGCTCAGCATGTGAATCATCTTCGGTTAAGAGTGCAAAGAAAAAGCTATTGGATATGATCAATGACGCTGGCAAAGCTAAATAGAGTAAGCGCTTCTACCGTAATTGGAATAGATGCATCTACTAACTCAGTTGCATTTTGCTTATTTAGGGACGGTAAGCCAGAAAGATATGGAAAGATCTTGCTTAGCGGTCAGACTATATATGAGAAGATAGCAGACGCTAGAAATAAGATAGGAGCATTTAGTAACGAGCTAAAGGCTGACTATATAGCTATGGAGGGTGCAATCATGGTTAAGTCAGCAGATGCCGTTATTAAACTTTCCTACATATACGGAGTAGTCCTTGCTGAGCTTATGCAGTACAACGCAGAAGTTATTACTGTTGCACCAATATCTTGGCAGTCATATATAGGCAATAAGAACCTAACCAATGATGAAAAGAACGGAATAAAGTTAACTAACCCAGGCAAGACAGACTCCTGGTACAAAACAAAGCAAAGAGAGATTCGCAAGCAGAGAACAGTAAATTGGGTAAAGAGATCATTTGATATTGAGCTTGATGATTTTGACGTAGCAGATGCATTTGGAATCGCATTCTTTGCACAGAAGACTCTAACGGAGAAGAAATGAAGCTCTACCAAAGCAAAGATTATTTATTTAGAAGATATGTACTTCAAAAGAAAACGATAAAGGAGATAGCAGAAGAATGTCAGGTATCACATATGACAATCCAGAGATATCTGGAAGACTTTGGTCTGATCAAGAATCAGAGAAAGTGGAAGAGATAAAGACAGCATACTCAATTACAATGGCTAAAACAAATCATGGATTTAGCCTTTATGTTGCCAATATTGGTGAAAATATAAGCAGCGAGATCTTGGAGCATGGGACATATGACATAGATGCAACCAATTGGCTAATTGAAAACGTTAATGAAGCCGATACTTGTCTAGATATTGGAATGAATGTGGGATATTTTACTGAATTGATGGCAAGAAAGTCTGGAGTATTTGGAAGAGTTTTCTCATTTGAAGCGAATAAAGAGCTTGTAAATGTTTATGAAAAAACAATTGTTGAGTCTGAAAATGATTATGAAACTACAGCAGCAATTAATCTTTTTGATATTGGTTTATCTAATGAAACAAAAGAAGCTTATATCTTTATACCAAATGATAGCATTGACCCAGAGTCAGCAAAAGATCAAGATTTAACTCAAGAAGGTGTACTTAGTCTTCCAGTTATGTTAGACAATATTAATAATATATTAGATGAAATAACAATTGAAGAGATCGATATTATTAGAATTGATTTGAAGGTTAATGAAGAGGATGTTTGGGATACTCTTGCAAAGCCTTTAGCTTCATCTAGAGCAGTTATGATTAATTTTTATAACAATATATCAGAATCATTTTTAGAAAAAATATTGAAAGATTTTAACATGTTTAAAATAGAGTCTGGTAAAGAGATTTCTATCAGTAGCATAAGTAAAGAAATTAATAACGAATACGTAACAGCTATATTGAGGAAAAAATGACAATATCATTAAGTAAAGTAGCACATATAGACGACTTCTCTGATGAAGATTTTGAAAATATTTTTAATAAATATAATCTATCAGAAATATCTACATTTCCAAATGCAAAGCCATCTATTTTAAATAGAAAAACATGGGAAATTGGTATGGCTCTAATATCTTTTGAAAAGCTAGGTATTATGAACAAGGATTACGACGTGCTTGGAATAGGTGCAGCTAAAGAAGAAACTATCTCAGTGCTATCTAATCTAGTAGGTAGAGTCTTTGCAACAGATATCTACCTAGAGCCAGGAACATGGGAAGACTGGTATGAAAAAGATCTTTTAATAGATGCTAGAAAGTATATGGGCAAAAACTATAACCATAAGCGTGTTGTATGGCAGCACGTAGATGGAAGAGACTTGCCATACGAAGATAATTCAATGGATGCTGTATTTAGCTGTAGCTCCTTAGAGCATTTTGGAGATGAATCAGACATAAGAAAGGCAATAGAAGAAGCTTGTAGGGTTTTA